GTCGAGGGCGGTCGCGCCGTCCTCCTGCATCGACCGGGTGATCGCCCAGCCGAGGCGGTCCCGGTCCTCGGTGTCCTTCCTGATACGTTCGTCGAGGACGCCCCACCGCCTTACCAATTCTTCCATGTCTCGGGTCCCTTCGTTCATTACTCCCCCCCTTTGGATTTACCTATCCACTTGCAGCGGGCTCTTGCTGACGTATACCCGGAGGGCGTTCTGCGCCTCCTCGTGCTGGCGCTCCAATTCCAGCATCGCCTCGTGTAGTTTCGCCGCGTCCTTCAAGGCGTTCATCGCCTTGTCGGCACGGTCTGCTAAGTCCATTGCCCCGTCGTGGACGATCTGTAGCAGGTCAAGCGTTGGTAGTGAATCGGTATCGGTCCGCTTGTTTACCTTGGGCACCGGCGTTACGATATCGCCTGCCTCCGGCGCCGCGGTAAAGGTCCGTACGGGGTCCGGTGCGGGCGCCGTAGGTTTTGCCGACTGGCACGAGTTGCACCGGCGCTGGTGGTAGTCAAGCGTCTGAGCGCCGACGGCGTAGAGGCCGCATCGCGCCTTGAGTACGTCGCCCTCCGGGGCGGTATTGGTGGCCGAGCTTATGTTAAAGTCGCTGCGGACCTTGTCGAGCCACGGCGTGCCGACCCCGTGATCCTTGCGGATGCGCGCGTAGGTGACGTAATTGCTATCTACCGCCAGGACGGCGACGCCGCCGTGCCGCAGGTGTGAACGCAACCGCGCCGCCTGTACCGCGCCCTTGCACTTGAGTCGAACCCATCGCATCGTCGCCGACTCTATTGTTAGGGTATCCATATCCCCTCCTTGTTGAATGAGGGCCGGGGTTGTGGCGGCCCCGGCCCCCAGGGTTGCACTACGCTGCTTTGAAGCCAGGGCAGCTACATCGCGCCCGGCCTTCCATTGTCTCCGCCCGGCAGTTGGAGCCGAACTCGTGGTCGTCGTAGTAGTGTTCGCACGAGCACTCCGCGTCGGCCGTCGGTCCTGAATTCGCCCTGCGGGTAGCCGCCCCGGCCTGGGCTCTATCCGACCTCGCCGCCGCCATGATGTTGGCGGCGTGGTGGAATAGCTTCTCCACGACCTCGTGCGGCAGGGCGATCCGGTGGCCTACGTTGTCGAGGTCGACCCACTGGACGACGAGCGACCAGCGCCCGTCCATGCGGTCCACATCGCCGACGTACGTTACTCGCTGGAGCAGGTCACCGGCCTGGCTCCATTCCTTGAGGGGCATTCCATCATCGGCCTTCGCCGTCTTCCCGCTCGGGAGCGCGGTCGTGACCGTGAACCGTCGATGGTGGTGGCCCGGTAGCCGGGTTGTCTTCGTCATTCGCTACCTCCTTTGTTCGATTTGGCCCGCGCCTTGCCACGGGGCCGTGGGGTTTACGCCCGCCCGAAGGCGGACGGACTCACCTAGCACCTCGCGCAGTGCTTCGCGTGCTCAACTATGACGTTACGAGGTTCGGGCTTCGGCTCGCCCTTGCAAGGCCCGTGCACCTCGAAGACGATCCCCATAAAGCCGTTGACCTTGATGTACCGATGGGTGCCGTCGTGGAAATGGACGTACTGATACTCGCCCGGCCCTTCCCACGGAAGCGGGCGGATCATGTAGGCGTCTCGGTCGGTGGGCTCCTTGAGGATTTCCCAGAGCGCGTGGGCGTGGGCCTCGCCCGCCTCGATGGCTAGCTTCGCTTCCTTGAACCCGTCGCGGTTGAGCGAGCAGGCCCCGAGGTCGCCGATGGCCTCGTAGCGCCTCTCCGCTCGCTGCTGGTACTTCAACTTCACTTCAATGATTCGGTCTACTTCTAGTATCTCGCCGTTGTAGGTGTAAACGTGCACCGTCGTCTCCTCTAGGTTTCGGCCCGGCTGGGGCCTCGTCAGCAGGGGTGGCCCTTTCATCCCCTGAACCTTTGCCGCCTCGTCGCCGGGTCCGGGTTCGCCGCTCTCGAAGCTCCCCCCTTGCACCGCCTGCCGGGCTTGGTTTGGGTTGGTTGTCGTCACCACCGTTTGTTGTTCGTACTCTCTAGCTACCTCCTGATTGTAAAGGCATTGTCAGGCATAGAATCCCACTTGTCAACCCCTGCGGAGGGTATTGACGAGGCAATGCAAGGCCGTTTATACTTCCGAGTATGAGTATTCTCAAGGGACTCCGAGAAGCCAAACTACTAACCCAGGCTGAGTTGTCGGCCTTGAGCGGTATCAGCATCCAAGCCATCGCTTCCTACGAGAACGGGCGGCGTCACCAGATGCGTTTCCGTACCGCGAAGGCGCTGGCACCGCACCTGGGGATCGAAGCGGGGGACCTCCGCACTCAGTTGATGGCGGAGACGGTGGCGTGACTTTCCGGCGCGCTCGGCAACTCGCCAATTATAGCCAGGAGTCTTTAGCAAGGGCAGCCGACGTGTCTCTTTCGACTATTGTCCGACTTGACCAGCGGCACCGTCGTCCCTATGGGCCTCACCCTACGACGGTTACTAAGGTCGCGACGGCTCTCGGGAAGACGGCAGAGGAGCTACGAGCAATCATCGAGAGGAACGGAGGGAGTTAATCATGGCGGAAGACCCGGTACGTCGAACCGTCGAGCTAGAGGTTCTGAGCGCGGCCGAGACGGAATCCAAGCGGGAGCCGTACGAGCCGCAGTGGGAGCTATCGGTCAAGATTCCGTCCATATCTAACTACCCGTCGAAGATGTGGATTCCCCGCAACCCGGATAAGGGCGCGCCGCCCCGGCAGACCTTCACCTCGATCATCGAGCGGGGCAAGCTCAAGCAGGACAAGGACGGGCAGTACGACAACCATTACCAGTGGAACCTCGTTAAGCTCAACGCTGGGCACGGCCACTGGAACCTCGTTAAGCTCAACGCTGGGCACGGCCACCAGGAGGCCCCAACAGGCCCCCAGCCCGACGTTTCGGCTCCTCGGATACCCGAGGACACGATGAAGCCGGATCACCCCTCTAAACGGCGGAGTATCGAGCGCCAGGGGGCCGTCGACAAGGCGATAGCCTACTACAGCATCGGCGGCGGCGCGAAGGACGTGCGCTTAAATGAAGACCTCCTGGCGACGGCCGAGGCCATCTATCGGTGGATCAGCCAGGAGCCTACCCCGGCCGAGGAGTTAGGCTTGTAATGTCGGCGCAAGCTACAGCGTGGGCCTGGGATCAGGAATTGCCAGCAGCCAGGAAGTTCGTCCTCCTAGCTCTTGCCAACCGTGCCGACGAGGTAGGGGTCTGCTGGCCGAGCGCCAGGGACCTCGGGCACCTCTGCGGGCTTTCGAGGAGTCAGGTATGGCGTCACGTCGACGCCATGAAGAACGACGGGCTACTAAGGGTAGCCAACCGTTTCGAGGGCGGGCGGCAGACCTCGAACGTCTTCGTCCTATCGCTACCCGGCCTTACCGAGGCCCAGGAGAGTCGCGTACACGCGACAGGGGGTAACGCATCTACGCGTCAGGGGGTGACGCGCCCACGCGTTAGGGGGAGACGCACTGATGCGTTACCCGAGGGGCGCACTGACGCGTCACCCGTAACTAACAAAGGAACTAACAACGAACTATTACTACTAGAAGGGGTGCCCGACTGGGCTAACCGGTTATCTGCCCACGAGAAGTTCGACGCTGCTGCTCTCCAGAACGGGTGGGTTGCGAAGATGGAGGAGGCGTATCCTCTCCTCAACCTGTCGCTAGAGGCTGAGGCAGCCCTAGAGTGGATCGAGAACGCAGCGCCTAGCCGGAAGCCGAAGGGCGTAAAGGGCTTCTTTATGCGCTGGTGCACAACGTCGGAGAGTAAGCGTCTAGCTGGGCTACAGTCAGGCCCGCAGAGCGAGGACGATCGACGGGCCGCTGTCCGGGCCGCGAAGGAGGCGCACGGATGAACCCGCTCGTATTCGATACGACCCCTAGGACGCCAGTCCCTGACGAGTTCTTCTGTACTCCCCGGGAGGATTGCTTCAAGTGTGGCGCTGGCGGCGGTCTTCGGGCGGATAGGATCGCCAGCTTCGTCGAGTGGGCCAAGGAGCATCGGCCAGCCCTAGCTAACGGGTCGGCGGCCGGACTTTCCCCGTATATGTGCGGAATGGATCAGGCGGTGCTACAGCGCGAAGCGCAGGATCAGCAAAACCTCATAGCGGCTCACCTTCCGATCCGCAATGATCCGGTCGGTCCTCGGACCTTCGACAACTTCAAGCCCACAACCGATACGCGGGAGATGTTCGGCGCCGTGGTCGCGCTAAGCAAGGGCGCTGGGCCGCGTCACCTCCTGCTCTCGGGGATTACGGGTGCGGGCAAGTCCCACATGCTAGAGGCGCTCTGCCGCACCGTCCTTACGGCGGGGCACTCGGTCTACTACACGAACGCGTTAGACCTCCTAGACCGGCTCCGGGCGGCCGTAGGTTCGGGCGAAGGCGTTACCGAGCTAATGGACTTTCTGCGATCCGTTCACCTGCTCGCGTTGGACGAGATAGGCGTTGACTCAAACGTCACCCCGTGGGGCGTCGACTACCTGACGGACATCGTCGACCATCGCTACGCGGACGGGTCGTACATGATCGCGGCCACCAACGGGACCACCCCGGACCAGTTGGCCGAGAAGTGGGGCCACCGGCTCGCGTCGCGGTTGTTCGATCGCTCCTCGGGGATCGTCCGGGTGATCTGGTGCGTGGCGGAAGACTACCGGCTGAAGGTGCCAGCATGACCCCAACCTACGACAACGGCGTGGTGCGGCTCTACCAGGGCGACGCCCGCGACCTGAGCGGGGTCCCCGACGAGTCGGTGCACTGCATCGTGACGAGCCCGCCTTACTGGGGCTTGAGGGACTACGGGCTGGAACCGAGCGTTTGGGGCGGCGACGACCACGAGCACGAGTGGGAGAACGAAACGGTCGCCACTGAAATAGGCAAGGGCAACTGGGCACAGGGTGTCAACGGTCGTGGTGAACTACAGCCTGGTGGGGTCGATGCGAAGCGAGAGCCGCTACGGTCAGCCTCGTCTAGGTCCTGCTGCCCCTGCGGCGCTTGGCGTGGCACCCTTGGCCTGGAGCCGACCATCGACCTCTACGTCGAGCACATGGTCGAGGTGTTCCGCAAGCTCTGGCGTGTGCTGCGGAAGGACGGGACGTGCTGGCTGAACATCGGCGATTCCTATGCCTCGGCCTGGTCTACCTCTAGGCGCAACATCATTGGGAATACATCCCCAGCCCTTGCGGAACGGGTGGATCGTTTGTCTGGATGCTTGAAGGACAAAGACCTTTGCATGATGCCTGCCCGCGTGGCGCTCGCGCTCCAAGCTGATGGCTGGTGGGTGCGCAGCGACGTCGTGTGGTCGAAGCCCAACCCCATGCCCGAGAGCGTGACCGATCGCCCGACCCGGAGCCACGAGTACCTTTTCCTGTTGACGAAGGCTGAACGGTACTACTACGACGCCGACGCGGTTCGGGAGAGCGCCATTCACGAGGGCCGCTTAGTTAGGGCGTCTGGCCACGATGCGAAGAACCTCGATGGCGCTACGCCTACCAACGATAGACGGACAGCAGCAGGATTTGCAAAGCATGACACCCTCGTGAGTGGCCGCAACAAGCGGTCGGTGTGGGAGGTCGCCACGCAGCCCTACCCCGAGGCACATTTCGCTACATTTCCAGAGGCGCTGGTCGAGCCGTGCATCCTGGCCGGCACGTCGGAGCATGGCGTCTGCCCCGAGTGCGGCGCGCCGTGGGAGCGGGTCGTTGAGAAAGGGAAAGCGCAAACAGAACCAAATCACCGCAATCCACCGAAGCGGCTTGAACGCGGCCAAGCTGGAAATGTCGGTGCTGGCAATATGGGATTCCGTGCTTCGCGCTTAAGTGGGCAGGAACAAGCCCGGTGGAAGGCAGAACATCCGGATCAGACTCTCGGCTGGCGGCCCACCTGCGACCACGACCGAGCCCCGATAAGTGCCACAGTGCTCGACCCCTTCGCAGGCTCCGGCACCACCTGTGTCGTGGCTCAGAAGCTCGGGCGTCGAGCCATCGGCGTTGACCTCAATGCTGACTACCTGGCGCTGGCTGAAAAGAGGCTGGCCCAAGTGTCGCTACCGTTGGGGATTTAACCAAACACAGCAGGAGGTAAGCAATGTCGACGAATGACGTTCCGGGATCGAAGGCGACTCGGTGATTATCTCTTTCGCGAAGACCACCCCGGCGCTGCTGGCATTCGACCGGACCAATCCCGAGTTCGTGCGGGTGATCTGGTGCGAGGCGGAGGATTACAGGTTGAAACGTACGTGAAGACCGTAAGGCTGGTCCATATCGACGGCAAGTTGCCTAACCTGGCTCTGATGAAACTCGCCCATTGGCACCGGAACCGTGGAGACCAAGTGGTGCTGGCCCGAACGCCATCGCCCAGTATGTTTGAACCCCGATACGACACTGTGTACGGGTCGTCTATCTTCCGCTGGAGTGATCCTGTTGTTCACCGCTTGAAAGCGGCCTACCCCGAGGCTATCGTTGGCGGCACCGGAACTGGTGACTGGCGCACGGTCGAGCAGTTCATCGGCGATGAGAAGTACGAGTACTACGACTACTCGATTTACCCTGACTACCCGTTCAGCCTAGGCTTCACTCAGCGGGGCTGTCGGCATGGTTAGTTTCGAGGACTATGACCAACTCTTGGCGGCGCGGGACCTGCCGGAAATGCAGCGGTTTATGGAAGCTGCACAGAACGATACGGCTGCGACGCAGCGCCTATTGGACCGGCTAGCCGAACGCGTACGCTGCGATCCACTGTTCCAACAATACGCCCAATCGGCTCTGGCACATACACAGACTGGCCGCGACTTCCGCCATACCGCTCCCTGGATGGCTCAGGGGGAGCGGCTTTACACTGTGGCAATGCTGGCCTTTCCTGAAACGAGTGGTTTGCTAAAGTTAGACATCTTTGGTGGGCGCACTGAGCAGCCTCACGCATGGGTCAGGGCCACTATCGGGATGCTATTGATGATGGCGGCTACATACTACTGGAGCAACGAGATTGACGCGGTGGCGCGTGAACTACCGCTGCCGCGCCATGTGATCGGCCGGGCAATGCCCCACCCGATCATGTTTATGTCGACTGAAACGGCGCACCGCGTCCGGAACGCTGCGACCGGCGAGAGCCTGGGCGGCGATATGAATTGGATGCTGCTTGTGGACCGTGGCGATCAACTCGATATACTTAGTGATATCCAAGCACCGTCAGAGGACCGATACGCAATCGTCGGGGGCACCATCAAATACGGCCAGACGTATCCCGACGATTTTCGGTCGGGGGGGATGATTCGAGGGACTGAAACAGTCCTTCGCAAGCTAGCGTTTATCAACTCGCCGTACATAGAAAAAGCATCGGTGCCGTTGCCTCGCACCATCCGCCGCCGTGTCGAGGCTGTCAGGAAAGAAGACGCCTCGCACAGCACGATCGTACTGAGACGGGCGCTGCCGACTCCGAGCGGGGCTGCCCAACAAGCTACCGGTGGTGCTTCCGGCTTTAATCACCAGTGGTGGGTGAGTGGCCACATCCGGGCTCAGTGGTATCCCTCGGAAAAAGCGCATCGGTTGATTTGGATCGCGCCCTATATCAAGGGGCCACCGGATAAACCGATGAAGCAGCAAACTTACGCGGTCGTCCGATGAAGGTGCGAGATGGCTAATCTACGTATTATATCGCTCGGCTGGGGCGTCCAGTCCTGGACGCTGGCGGCCATGACGGCGCTCGGGGAGCTTGAGCCCGTGGACTACGCCATCCACGCCGATACGACCTACGAGCACGCTGGTACGTACGCCCATGCTAAGAAGTGGGCGCCTTGGCTGGGCGAGCAAGGCGTCAAAGTGGTGACGGTCACGGCTAGGCGGGTTGACGTTGTGCGCGAGGAATGGGCGAACGCAGTGTCAATCCCGGCCTTTACGACCGATACGCAGACGGGGGCAAGGGGCCAAGTTAGGCGACAGTGTACTCATGACTGGAAGATAGCGCCAATCCGGCAGTACCTCCGCCAAGTCATGACTGAACGGGGGATAAAGGCAACCCCAGGCGCCGTCCATAGCCTCCAGGGTATTAGCCTCGACGAGTGGACGCGGATGCGGGACTCGGACGTGAAATATATTGAGAACGTCTACCCGCTTATCGACGCGCGCATGACGCGGGCCGAGTGCAAGGCGTGGCTAGAAAGAAACCACCTGCCCGTCCCTGTTAAGTCGTCGTGTGTGTTCTGCCCCTATAAGAGCATCCCGGTGTGGAAGGATATGAAGCGTCGGGGTGGCCCTGATTGGCAGGTGGCCGAGGCCGTCGACGCGAACATCCGGGATCGGCGGGCATCTGCCGGAAATCTCCTGTACGTTCACCCTAACCGCAAGCCGCTGTCGGAGGCCGTAAAGATTCCAGAGGACGAGGGGGCTCAGCAGCTAGAGCTGCCTTGCGACTCCGGGTTCTGTATGACATGACGCAACTTCCATTCGATCCGCAGGCAGCCGCCAAGGCAAAAACCGAGGCGATGGCCCAAGTAGAGGCTCACGCTCGCGTGGAGTGGAAGGACGCGGCGCTAGAGGCGGTAAGAGCCGCTGCGTTGGCTAGTCCTAGTTTTATCGTCGATGAAGTATGGCCGCACCTAGACGACGATGTTCAAACCCACGAGTTAAGGGCTATGGGACCGGTGATGCGTCGGGCGGCTACCCTTGGCTATATAGCGCCCACCGACCGATATAGACTATCTAGCCGGATATCGGCACACAAGAATCCGCGTCGCGTCTGGCGATCGCTAATCTACGAGGTGGCACTATGACGACGATGGCTAGGGTATGCCCGAAGTGCGGAGGGGACTTCTTCCACGACGACGGGGAGTATTACACCTGCGCCTATTGCGGGCACGAGCCGTACGATAGCCCGCTCAACCCGCGGCGTATCTGGTTTAGCGGCGAGGACGAGAAGGGCGGAGCGCATCAGTCGACGTTCCGCCGTGGCTGGTGGCACTACCGAGACGACCAGTACCACATTGTCGTCGAGTTCTTCGTCGACGACCGCAGGAACCGTGCCTATGCGCAGGAGATTTGGGCCTGGCCCTACAAGAACGAGACGCTGGTTGTGATGGCTGTCCGGGCGGCCTTCAAGAAGCGATTCAAAAAGACCCTGGAGCAAATAATGGACGTTGTCGCTACCTCGCCGACCCGCAAGCATCGTTGCCAAGCGCACTGTATAGGGCGGGACGATAAGAGGACCCTCACGGCGACGATTGAGCTAGGCTACCTGCCTCCTGAGCAGCTAAGGGGGAATAGCCGGGCGAATAGGTACGAGAAGGCTCGGTGGGCGAAGAAGGTTCGCGAGAGCGGTAACTGGTGGGGCTATATCGAGGGCGCCGAGTTTATCCGACACAAGCCCGACGTGGTTAAGGTAACCTATACGTTCCGAAATCAACAGAAGGTTGATCTGGACAATCTGATTATTGGGATGAAGCCCTTCCTCGACGGGCTTGTAGACGCGGGTGTCCTAGTAGACGATAGCCCGGACCACTGCGTCTTCGGGGAGCCGAAGTTCGTGAAGTGGAACTCGAATACGTCGGGGGCGGACAACCGGACCAACAAGACAATTATTACTCTGGAAGAATGGCATGACGACGACGATTTGACGTGCCAGCACTGCGACGCCGAGTTCGAGGAGCCTATCGAGGGGCCGTGTCCGCTATGTGGCCATGACGAGCTAGAAGATGCCGAGTGACTGCGTCCACCATTTCCTCATCCCGCCACCTCGGGGTGAGGCGTTAACGATAGGCGTGTGCCGTAAATGCAACACGAAGCGGGACATGGACAACACTGTCCCGGAGGGGCAATTCAACGTTTCAGCACAGCACCGGCGTCGTGCCGCAGAGGGCCGGAGGCGGGCAATGAGGAACAAAAGGGAGTGACCCACGATCGTCTTGAACGCCGCCATTATCTCAGCCCGGGAGGCCCATTCTGTTGTGGCTAACTGCCCTGGAGCTAACGAGCGCCCCCTATACATCGTTGCATACCCGAACACGCCGCTCCACGGCCGGTGTACTCGCTGCGATAGGGTCCTGGTACTTCGGATTATGAGCGCCCATAGAAGGTCGAGGATACGAGTATCGCCTGCTCGGTTCGACGAGGGCGTAATGCGGCGACACGCGGGGGAATGATGCAGATACGCAACAGAGTAAAGGAGCTACGCTCCGTCAAGGCGTCCGAGCTTCTGCCACACCCGGAGAACTGGCGCCAGCACCCACCGGCTCAGCGTCGGGCGATTGAAGCGGTCCTCGGGGAGATAGGGTACGCTGATGCGATCCTCGCGCGGGAGACGCCGGACGGCCTACAGATACTCGACGGGCACCTACGAGCCGAGACCACCCCGGATACGGAAGTCCCGGTGCTCGTACTCGACCTCGACGACGACGAGGCCCGCAAGCTCCTGCTGACGCTGGACCCCTTGGCGGCGATGGCGGAGGCGGACACCGATGCCATCAAGACCCTTGCCGATGCAGCCGCATTCGACAGCGATGTCCTGTCGCAACTCGTTGCGTCCGTCGCAGATGGTGGGCTAGCAACGCTCACGTTGCCCGAGGACCCGAAAGAGGAAACCCACGACACTGGCGCCGCTATAGATGCAGCCGAGGCGGACGACTACGCTGCAACGGTGCAACGGGGCCAGGTGTGGCAGCTCGGCGAGCACCGGCTGATGTGCGGGGACTCGACCGACGAGGAGGACGTGGGGGCGTTGCTGGGTGGGGTGACGCCTAATCTCATGGTGACCGACCCGCCCTATGGGGTTAGCTATGACGCGATTTGGCGCGCCGACGCTGGGTTAACTGCCAGGACAGGCCCAAGAGTCGGCACCGTCACGAACGACGACCGGGCCGATTGGAGCGAGGCATGGGCGCTATTCCCAGGCGCCGTTGCTTACGTGTGGCATGACGCGACGGCGCAAGAGGTTCAGGAAAGCCTAAAGGCCAAGGGGTTCGAGACGCGATCCCAAATCGTATGGGCCAAGACACGATTCGCAATCGGGCGAGGTCATTACCATTGGCAGCATGAGTCGTGCTGGTATGCCGTCCGAAAGGGCAAGACCGCCGCATGGGCTGGCGATCGATCCCAGACGACGCTATGGGCTATCCCGCTAGACGCTAACGTCGAGGGAGGGCACAGCACCCAGAAGCCGCTCGAATGCATGGAGCGCCCGATACGCAACCACGAGGGCGATGTCTACGAGCCCTTCGTCGGATCTGGGACAACCATCATCGCAGCGGAGCGCCTAGGGCGGCGGTGCTATGCTTTGGACATTGAGCCTCGCTACTGCGACGTCACAATCCGACGCTGGGAAGACTACACTGGCCAGAAGGCGGTGCTGGTCGATGGGTAGGATCGAAAAGTTCGACGCAGTAAAGAAGAAGGAGTACATCCGGCTCCTTACCGCCGGTGGGCGTCGGATGGCGTGCGCGGCTCAGGTAGGCGTCAACGCCCGGACCGTCGAGAAGCACATGCACAAGTATCCGGCCTTCGCCGAGGACGTATCCTATGCGGAGACTACGGCGAACGAGCGCGTCGAGGGGGCGATGTACCTCTCGGCGATCGGCGGCAACGTAACGGCGCAGCAGGTTTGGCTATACAACCGGAGCCCGGAGCGGTGGAAGAACGCACAGCGGCACGAGGTATCAGGTGAAATCGACCTCAACGTCTACGACGACCCCAGGAAAGCCCTCCTCGATAAGCTCGGTCTCCACTTTGGAAGACTTGAGCAGGCTGAAGCAGAAGGACTCCTTGACGGCACTCGTGCTCTCTCTGCCGGAGGAGGAAGCGAGAGCCCTCCTATACGAGTGGACGTTCTGGGCGCGAACGGAGCAGATGCCGCCGCCGGGGGCATGGCTGACGTGGCTGATCCTAGCGGGGAGGGGTTGGGGGAAGACGAGGACGGGCGCCGAGACAGTCCGTGACGGCGTAGACTCTGGTCGCTCGGGCAGGTGGGCGCTGGTGGCTCGGACACCGGCGGACATCCGGGACACGATGATCGAGGGGGAGTCCGGCCTGATCGCTGTTTCACCACCGCATCAACGGCCAACCTACAACAAGGCCAACCGGAAGCTATCGTGGCCCAACGGTGCCTTCGCGCTTTGCTTTAGCTCCTATGAGCCCGACCAGCTACGAGGCCCCCAGTTCGACGAGGCATGGTGCGACGAGTTGGGATCGTGGAAATACCCGCGGGAGACGTGGAACAACCTGCAATTCGGCCTTCGCCTCGGGCAGGCACCGAGGGTCACCATCACCACGACACCGAAGCCCATCAAGCTCCTGAAGGAGATTATGAGGGAGCCGGGCACCGTGACCACCAGGGGCGCCACCTACGACAACATGGCGAACCTGCCCCCGTCCTTCTTCGCCGCCATCATCCGCAAGTACGAGGGCACCAACCTAGGGCGTCAGGAGATATACGCCGAGCTGATAGAGCAGTTAGAGGGGGCGCTATGGCAGCGGGCCTGGATCGACGATCGGCGCGTGGCGCTTGGTACACCTGAGCAGTACAATATCCGACGACTTGTGGTAGCCATAGACCCGAACGTTACGACTTCCGAGGAGAGCGATGAGGCGGGAATCGTAGCGGCTGGGATCGGAGAGAACAGCCACGGTTACGTCTTCCGGGACGCCTCGGGCAGGATGTCGCCGCTGGACTGGGCTAACCGGGCCATCGACCTCTACCTGGAGCTAAAGGCCGACACCATCGTTGCAGAAGCGAACAACGGCGGCGAACTGGTGGAGATTACCATCGGCGTCGCCGCTCGAAATCGTGGTATGGTGGTGCCGGTTCAGCTAGTCCACGCGAGTCGAGGGAAACGTACCCGTGCGGAGCCGGTAGCGGCACTGTACCAACAGGGCAAGGTCCACCACGTCGGGGAGTTCCCGGACCTCGAAGATCAGATGTGCACCTGGGAGAACAAGCCGGGGGAAGCGTCGCCGGACCGCCTCGATGCTGTCGTGTGGGGCCTGTCCGAGCTTATGCTGGAGGGGGAGCCAAGCGTGAGGTTCGTTTGATTACGCTAGGGCTTGTCGACGGGCAAGCGGAGGTGGGGGCACCGATCAAAGCCACCCCACTCGCTTCTAAAACGAGTCCCTTCGGCCACTCGGGCAACTCTCCGCGAGGGGAGCCAAGTGCTTGACGTGTGGTACTCGTCTATATGAATGACGAAAGCCACGCCGCCCGTCTGAAGGCGTTTGAGCATACCCTTGGCGTGATCGAGGAGGGCTCACTGGTGCCTTCCCCGGAAATGCAGGAGGAGTTTGCGGCGATGTTCGCGGTGCTCCTAGCCGAGCACCCTATCGAGAGTTGCTTGAAGGCGGTCTTCCATTTAGGCCAAATCTACGAGCGGTCGGGCACTCTGCTCGACGTTGGGGAAGTCTAGCCATGAAGCGTTGTCGATCGTGGCATTGGGCATACCAGGTCCTGAAGGAGATTATGAGGGAGCCGGGCACCGAAGCACGAAGGCCCCCACCAGACGCCGGGGCTGGTCGTGGGCGAGTCGGCACAGGGCGCGGCGATGGCGGCGGGGCTGAACGCATGAGGCGGCCGTGGCTGGTCAAGATGGTCGGGACGTCCATGACGCCGACGCTCCAGCCCGGTGATCGCTGCGTCGTGGTGCGGTACCGGCTCAGCTTTTGCGTCGTGATCGCTCGGCCTATCGTGGACCTCGACCTTGTCGTGAAGAGGATAACCACGTTCACCGTCGGCCGGGGACGGGGTGTTGTCGCCGACCTCCGCAGTGACAACCGGGACGTGGTCGACTACCCGGATGTCCCAATCGACAAGGTCCTTGGTCGCGTCTCGTTCCGCTACTGGCCGCCGCGCCGGGTCGGGTGGGTGCGATGATGTACTGGTGCTCTATTCGTAATGGGACAAGGCGCCGAGGCTCAGGACATGAGGGACACCACCACGCCGCCATCGGGCTCCCGCGGGATAACGGCGCGGTGGACATCTACGCGTAACTGCGGCGGCCCGGTCGCCTCCGCAACAACCTGAGAGGGGATTCGCAAGGGGGAGGCGACCGTCGTGCTAGAACGATCAGATAGCCTGGTAGGGCTTATGGGGCGCTACCTCAAGAGCCGTATCAGGGCAGCGACACCGGACCGGATACCGATGGCCCCTAACCTGGGGCTCGTCGGTGGCTTCATGGGCGGCCTGTTCGGTGGTGGCCAGCCTGGTCAGAGCCCCACCGCCAACATGGAGCGGTACGCCGATGTCGGATGGCTGTTCTCCACGGTCAGCCGGATTAGCCAAGGGGTCGGCGCCAACGAGTGGACCCTGTACCGTGGGACCGGCGACGACCGCCGGGAGGTCGAGTCCCACCCCGTCCTCGACCTCTGGGAGCAGCCTAACCCCTTTTACGGACGCGAGGAGTTCCTGGAGACGTGCCAGCAGCATCTCGACCTTACCGGGGAGTGCTGGTGGCTGATCCTGCGGGATTCCAGGGGCAGGCCCGTCGAGCTATGGCCTATGCGCCCCGACCGCATCCGGCCGATCCCTCACCCCGACGAGTTCATCCAGGGCTACCTCTATGTGATCGGGTCCGAGCGCATCCCACTGGACGTCGACGACATAATCTTCATTCGGATGCCGCACCCGCTGAACCCCTACCGGGGCCTCGGGCCGGTGCAGGCCCTCATATACGACCTCGAATCGGAGAAGTACGCCGGGCAGTGGACACGAAACTTCTTCGTGAACAACGCCGAGCCCGGCGGCGTGATCGAGCTTGACCAGACAATGGACGATACAGCGTGGGAACGCTACATCACGCGGTGGAGGGAGCAGCACAAGGGCGTCGCCAATGCCCATCGCATCGCCATCCTGGAGAAGGGCAAATGGGTCGACCGGAAGTACACCCAGCGCGATATGCAAATGGAGCAGCTACGGCGCCTGGAGCGTGACATTATCCTCGGCGCCTTCGGGATGCCCCTGGCCATGCTGGGGATCAGCGAGTCGGTCAACCGGGCCAACGCCGAGGCGGCCGAGGTGGCCTTCAGCAGGTGGATAGTGCGCCCCAGGCTGCGGCGCTTCCGGCGGGCGCTGAATAGGCGCCTATTGCCCACATACGGACCGTCTGACCTGACCTTCGACTTCCGGGACCCGACACCCCAGGACCGGGATCGGGACCTCCTGGAGGCGCGGGACGGCTATGCGACAGGTATCCTGACCCTGAACGAGTCCCGTGGCCTCCTCGGCTACGGCGAGGTGGACGACGGCGACGAGTTCAAGCCCACCGGTGGAGGGCTACCCTTTGCCCTGAGCGCCAAGCCGCCCCGCAGGTCCTTCCCGGTCGCCGAGTTCAATGGCCTTATCCTGGACGCCTTCGATACGAAGTCCGTAGCGAGCCAGCGGCGTCTGATAGCTCAGTCGTGGTCCGATCGCCTGGCTACCGAGTCGAGTGCCCTTGTTGCATATCTGGAACAGTTCAAGGGCATACAGACGATTGGCGACTTCACCAAGGATTTGCCACCGGTGGCGAAGATCGAGGAGTCGGATGTCAACGGATACGACTGGGATTGGTGGAGCAAGTACAGCGACGACACCGTGGCCGAACTGGAGGACCTGTTCGAGCTATCCATTGCCGAAGCCTATCCCGAGGTCGAGGCGGCGCAGGCCCAGGTGCTCGCTTCACGGTACGCCCAGCACCGGGGCGCCGAACTGCTCACGGTGACAGGCGATGCCAACCTAGTTGCATATACGCGACGGCGGGTAGGGGAACTGGTAGCGCAGACGATCGAGGAAGGCCGGAGTCTCGGGGAGCTACAGGGTGCGCTCCAATCCGACTTCGCCTTCAGCAAGGACCGGGCTAGCTTGGTGGCCCGCACGGAGACGGCCACGGCACTCGGGGAGGGGGCCATGCAGGCGGCGATCATCCAGGACCAGGACGAGAAGCAGTGGGTGACGCAGGGGGATGAACTAGTCTCAGTGGAGTGCCGGGCCAACGAGGCTGCGGGGTGGATAAAGGTAGGAGACCCATTCCCCTCCGGGCGCTCCACCATCCCGCAGCATCCCAACTGTCGCTGCGCGAACACCTATCGGACGGCGCCGGTCTCGGACATCGACCCGCTGGAGGGGATCGGAGACGAGGCAGCGCAGGCGGTCGAGGAGTCGCGCGGAACCATCCAGATTATGGAATGCCCGTGTGGCTACCTAAACCGGATTGCGGCCCGGAATGGCCTCACCCATTGTCTAGGCTGCGGCAAGCCTATCGCGCGAGTCGTACCCGAGTTCCGATGCTCCGACTGCAACGCTCTGCTGGCCAAGGATGTACCGAAGGGCTCGAAGCACTGGTGCCGCCGGTGCAAAGCGGAGAGATACGTCATAGAGTAGGCTTGACAACCCCCTAAGTGTTGTGGTTATCCTATTAGCGTAACCAATATATAGAACCCTTTCGGGGGCCAGTGCGCTAGACGCCCGATGCTCCCGACCGTGTGGCCCGCTAGGTAGGCAGGGGCATATCACCCTCCCTCCCGGCGCTTGAGCGCCCGACTCGTACGTTGACCGGAACGTACAGGTTGGGCGCTTTTTTGTTGCCCAACAGGAGGCGACATGGCTAAGAGCGGCGGCGAAGGCATCCCTGGCGTCGATCCTCGAGTCGATATAGACGATACCGGGCCTGCCCAGGGGACTATGGACCTGAGCAGGTTCCTTCTGCCTATCCCTGATCCCCAGCACCGGCGCGTCAAGTTCGTCACCGCCACCACGAAGGTCCTCGACGAGGACAAGGGCACCGTCTCCGCGGTCTTCTCCACCGAGGCGAAGGACCGCGACGGCGACATCATCCGTCAGAGCTTCTGGGACCTCAAGACCTTCCGCACCCATAATGTCCTCCTCTCCTCGCACAACTATCGGGGCCTCACGAACCAGATCGGGGAGCTTTCGGTGTCCGTCGACAGGCAGGCCAAGGAACTGAAGGGCGTCGCTACCTACTACAAGGACGCTGGGAACCAGGAGGCTGATTGGGGCTGGGAGCTTGCAAAGCGTGGGAAGGCCGCCTACTCCGTCGGGTTCGTTCCCGACATGGAGAAGGCCGTCAAGCTGGAGGACTCCTCCGACTGGTGGCCCAACTACGAGTTCAAGGGCCAGGAACTCCTCGAAATCTCCCAGGTGACCATCCCGTCGAACCCTGAGGCGCTACAGTTAGCCAAGGGCTTCGCCGGTGTCCACCCCGGCCTCCGCGAGTACGTGGAGACCCTGGAGCACGATGCTCTACTTGAAGGCGCTACCTCGTCTGGCGACCTGGCGCTCACCGAGGCACAGCTTCAACGCGGCTTGGAGCGCCTACAGGCCGAACTGACGGCCTTCCGGGAGGTCCCTGAAATCGACATCGGCGTCACCGAGGACATGCTGCGGGCGTTCGCCGATGTGTTCCACATTGCAGTTATGCAACGCCTTGACGAAGCCCTCGACCGGCGCTTAGGGGTGGAAGGGCACCCGATGGCGCCGGATGCAGCCGACGTAATACGCGAAGCCCTTAACGGCGTCCATTAGGAGGAATATCAAATGGTCACTAAGGCAATACCTCGGACCTCTGAGGAGCTTGAGGAGGCGCTAAGCGGCGGTCATGTCGCTAAGTGGGCTATGAGCACGGACCCGGAGGACCAGGCGAAGTTTCGATCCTTTATGGAGGAATACGCCGCCCTCCACCGCAAACACGACCCCGATATCGATAAGCAGATCGCCGAGGGCGTGGCGAATGGCCTCAAAGAGTTCTACGACGCGAACGAGACCATCATGCCCGAGGCCGTCAAGCGGGTGCCTATGGACCCGAGCGCCGCGGGCAAGCAGGGCCTTACGCGATCCGACCGTATGGCCATCTATAAGCACCTTGAGCTGACACGCAAAGAGGCCCGCCAGATCGCCGCTAACGGTACTGGGGCGGGCATGGACGCGGGCGAGTTCGAGGACTTCATCGACTTCGCAAGGGCGATCTCCCCTCACATTACGAGGCAGGGGCTAGACGCCAGGGTGAAGGTACTCGGCGAGAGCCAGGGCGACCAGGGCGGGTTCCTCGTACCCGAGGAGTTCCGCGCCGAGCTACTGCGGATGTCCCTTGAGGCGGCGGCCATACGGCCCCGCGCCAGGGTACTCCCAATGGCTACTCTGACGACTCGTATCCCTACCATCCGGGACACCACCCACGCCAGCAACGTCTACGGCGGCGTGACGGCCTACTGGATACCTGAGTCGGGTACCATTACCCAGAGCGAGCCGACGTTTGCCCAGGCGGTCCTGACGGCTAAGAAGCTGGTCGGCGGGACCCGGATCAGCAACGAACTTCTGCGGGATAGCGCGATCACCCTGGAGCCCCTGCTTAACACGCTGTTCGCGGAGGCGCTGGCGTACTTTGAGGACGACGCCTTTATCGCCGGGATCGGCGGCGGGCAGCCCCTCGGCATCAAGAATGCTGACGCGCTGGTGTCCGTGGGCAAAGAGACGGGCCAGGCGGCAACTACGCTCGTCGTGGAGAACATCATCAAGATGTTCGCCCGGATGCTTCCTTCTTCGATTATGCGGAGCATCTGGCTCGTGAACCCGGACGTACAACCGCAGCTTTACACGATGAGCCTGTCGGTTGGCACTGGCGGCGCCCCGATGTACTTCCCGGCTGGCGGGATCACTGGCGCGCCTACCCCGATGCTTCTGGGGCGACCGGTGGTCTACACCGAGAAGGCCGAGACTCTGGGGACTGCGGGTGACGTGTACCTGGTCGACCCGTCTTACTACCTGATCGGTGACCGGATGCAGTTGGAGATGGCTTCCAGCGAGCACGTCCGCTTCAGCACAGACGAGACCGACTTCCGCTTCATCCAGCGTGTGGATGGGCGCCCGTGGATCGACTCGGCTCTGACGCCTCGGAACGGTTCTAATACCCTGACCCCGTTCCTGTCGGTAGCAACCCGAGCCTAGTGAGGACCAGCGATTAGCTGGGACCTGAGCAATAGGAGAGACGACATGAGCAATAGGCTTTCGGAGCATGCGGTCTTCGACATCGTGAGCCCGAGCGGCACCGATGTCGGGGGCACCACGGCGAGCACGGCATGGCGAACCCTAAAAAGCGCCGTCCGTGTTTGCACCTACGTCGAGCTAGGTACCTGGGATAGCTCAGACGATCTGGACCAGTGCCGCCTGGAAGCGGCGCAGGACACGTCCGGTACAGGCTCGGGCGAGCTTACGACCGACGCGTCGGGTGGCAACTATGACACCGACAATCCGGTCGACGCGGACGGCGACTTCGTAATCATGGAGGCGCGAGCCGAGCAGCTAGACGTAGAGGGCGCCGACGTGACCGTCCGCTCCACCGTGGGCGAGGATGGCAACACCGGCGTCGACGACGTGATGGCGAGCCAGGTGGTGTACGGGTCGGCTTACCCGCAGAAGGAGCTTCAGGGCGCGGCAACGACCGGCTCGAAGGTCTACGTCCAGCCGACATAGGGGTAAAAGCAAAAATGGGCTGGGTGCTAGAGCCGCAAATCCGGGCGAACAAGCGGGAGGTGCCTCCGGGCATGATCCCGCAGGAGTGGTGGGACAAGTTCCACGAGCTTGCCCTCCGCGAGGACATCCTGGAGGTCCCGTTCTGGCACCCCAGCTTCGAGTTCCTGACACCCGAGGAGCTTTGCCGGGTCAAGGCGAAGGCCCTCGTATGGCGGGAGGCTACCGGCGAGTGGCCCGAGGAAATCGGGTGGTGGATGGAGCTACGGAAGGCACGATACCGGGGGGACCTGCCCCTTAGTGGGCGCCTCACCCCGGCCAGTTTCGACGAGGAGGGCGTATTGCACTGTGGGCGGTGCGAGGCTAGGTGGAGCCCCCACCACGACGGGACTCCGCAATCCCTGTACTGCAAGCTCTGCGACAGCGTCCTAACCATTCTAGGGAGGGGAAAGCAATGGAACTTAAAGAGAATATGCCCAACATCAGCGGGGACACGGTGACCGTGGCGGACTGCCCTCACTGTTCGATGGCCCACCAGATACGGGACGAGAAGAACAAGCCTATCGGGCTGCCGGACAACTGCACCCGCTGCGGATGCCCCTTGAAGGACGAGGGCGATGCAAGGGCGTTTTCGGACCTCGCCGCCGAGAAGGGCGACGACGCCGCGGTGACTACGTTCGGCAACCGGATGAGGGGAGTCGCCGAGAGAGAGCCGGTAGCGGTAGCAGAGTGATAAAGGGGCCACCTCGGGACAAGCGCGTAAAGCGTCCACCTGTGAGCAAGTAGCAACAAGGGTAACCAACCCCGAAAAGCAAAGGAGATACGTAGATGGCACTTCCCACCCTCGTAGGCCAGCGTAGCGGCCTGTTCTACACCAAGCAGCGCGGGGCGCTGACGGCGACTCTGGTGGATACCCACGTCTTCACCGGCAACGTCTTCTTCGTAATGACCGGCGGGACGGATACGGCGGGCCACGGCCTTACACCCGACGATCCCTTTGCCACGGTGGACTTCGCGATTGGCCAGTGTACGGCTAACCAGGGCGACACTATCTTCGTCATGCCCGGCTACACGGAGACGCTGACGAACTCCGCCCGCTGGACCTGCGACGTTGCGGGCATCAGCATCCGAGGGCTGGGCTTCGGTACCGCCAAGCCGACACTGACCTTCGGGACCGATACCACGGCCGACATCCTTATCAGCGCGGCCAACACGGTGATAAGCAACTTCCGCATGGTCTGCGACATAAACGACCTGGTCAACTTCCTCGACATCAACGTCGGGAATGTGTTGATCGAGGACTGCGACTTCGTGACTTCGTCGGCCAAAGAAGCCCTCGGGTTCATCAACCTGGCGACCACGTTCGACGACCTCACGATCCGGCGCTGCACAGCCCTCCAGCCTACCGACCCTGCGGGGAGCGATGGGGCTGTGGACACCGGGTTCCTGTTCTTCATCGACTCCGAGAACATCCTGGTGGAGGACTGCGAGTTCTACGGGAATTTCGAGACGGCGATTATCCACAACCGAACAACCGCCGGTAAGAACGTATGGGTGGTCAACTGCCGCGGCGTTCAGTTGCTCTCGGGAGCCGAGCCGTTCCAGTTGGTGGATGGCTGCGAGGGCGGGATGGTAGCCGGGGGCTTCAATACCCCAGCCGAAGCTGCGGTTACCGAGGCCACGCTGGTAGGGACCATCGGGGACAAGTTCTTCATCCACGCGGGCGGCACCTTCGGCAACGACGGTGCGGCCGGTGGCCAGGGCGGGATCATCCCCGCAACCTCCAGCTAGAGGTTGTGTATATGAACCAGTGCGAAGCGTGCGGGTGGGAGACCGAGCGCCAGGCGCGTAGGTGCGACGTTTGCTACGCGCCCATGACCCCATCGGTCGTCGAGGCCAAGCCGCTTAGGGAGCCAAGGGGGCCAGAGCCGCCCAAGCGGCGAGCAAGACGCAGTAGGAGCTAGCCTCCCATGACGATGAAGAACAAAAGCGTCCTCGGGGCACAGATCGAAGTATCGGTCGAGAAGACTCGCCCGGCCGACACTACGGCCTACACCAACGAGGACGTTATCTCGGAGAGCACGTCCGCGGGCACACACTGGGACTTCGATGCCGTAGTCCCCACCCCCGGCGGGAGTGGAAAGATCACCAAGGCTGTAGTTCTCTGCGACGAGACGGCCAAGGTGCCGGTGCTGACAATGTATCTAACCAATGTCGCACCGACAGGGAACCTCGACGACAACGCGGCGAACACCAACCCCGTATACGCAACCGAGAGCGACAACTACCAGGGGAAGATCGACTGGGCGGCCCTGGAGGACCTGGGGGGTCCCTCGGAGGCCACTCTGGTATCCGCGGACCTCAAAATGCCGATCCCCTTCGTCTGCGCGGCCGGGGATGACTCTCTGTTCGGCGTCCTGGTAGTGCGCTCTGCGGCCCATACCCCGACCTCGGGCGAGAAGTACCGGGTTACCCTGACGATCAAGCCGGACTAATGCCCTGGGAGCAGTTAAAGGAGTATCTGGACGAGAACAGGCGCGAGGCGGAGCGTGAACGCGCCGAGCCACCCGTCGCCTGTCCTCGTCACGGGGACCCTCTGGACATTCACCCGGACGGGCGGCGTAACTGCCCGCTCGGGGACTTCAGGTGGCCTAGGTAGCGTAAACGCAACAACTGAATAACCCGCCGATAGCCGAACTGGAAAGCAGGGGAGGCAATGGCAAACTGGTACGTCTCACGCGAACGCGTGAAGGCTGCTGCTGGCATCAAGGGCCAGGATAGCGACCGCAAGGTCGACGACATCATCGAGGCTGCCAGCCGGGACATAGACCGGGCTACGCGCCGCTTCTTCATCCCGAAGACGGAAACCCGCCTTTACCGCTGGCCGCCCTACCAGATCGGGCGCCGCACGGTGCTCTGGGTGGACCAGGACCTCCTCGCGGTGACCACCCTGAAGTCCGAGGCCCAGAACGCTAGCCCGACCACGATCGCCTCAACCGACTACTTCACCGAGCCCAATAACGTCGATCCGAAGGACCGCATCGAGATAGATATATCCTCTTCGGCGGCCTTCCAGTCTGGTGATACCCCGCAGCGATCTATCAGCGTGCTCGGGTCGTGGGGCTACAGCAACGATACGAAGTCCACCGGTACCGTCTCAAGCGGCCTGTCTTCTGACGCCACGGCGACTGAGGGCGTCTGTTCCGACGCTTCCTTGATCGACGTAGGGGACACCCTGCTGATCGAGAGCGAGCAGATATTCGTGTCCGAGCGTGACTTCGCAGCCCTGGGGTCCGTCGTGGTCAACGACGCGACGATCGTGGCGACCCTAGACGACGATACGATCACGCTGGATGCTAGCCACGGCGTTCTCCGGGGTGAGGTTATCCGGCTGGACTCTGAGCAGATGTACGTCAAGGCGGTCCGCACGAACGACGTTGACGTGATCCGGGCCTACAACGGGACGAAGGTAGCCACCCACGCGGACGATACGGCGGTCAACATCAACCGAACACTGACGATCGAGCGCGGCGTCAACGGGACCACGGCGGCGACCCACGCCGACGCCACGGCTATCTCGAAGTACGAGCCCGCGTTCAACATCCGGGAGTGGTGCCTGGCACTGGCCCTGTCTAAGATTGTCCAGGAGAATGCCAACTTCGCCCGTACGGTAGGCGTCGGGGATTCGGCACAGGAGCTAAGGGGCAACGAACTAACCGACCTCATAAAGACGTGGATGGCCCTTTACATTCGGCCGCGGTCAGGAGTGATCTAATGGCCGTTGAAGTGGGCCAGGTAGGTACCGAGCTATGCGAAGCGTTGGGGCTGGATGCCAACGAGGTAGCTCGAATCTCCTTCGATTGGCAACCAACCCAGACGGCTATCATTAACGTGGAGATTCACGTACTGACAACGGGCGCCATTGGGAAGATATTCAAGAGATACGAGCTAGTGGAGGCCGACAGCTAGTGGCCACGCGGGTCTCCATGAAGATCAAGAGCCCCCTGCTACTCCGCGGACCGAAGATCGTTGAGAGGGCGGCGGCCGGTATGGTGCGGGAGCTTGTCGACCTGGGGCTTGCCAGGCTGCACGGGTTGGCCCGGATGCGTCCTGGGGGCGTGTTCCTGACCGTCTCACAGGCCGGGCGCGGAAAGGCATCGAAGGGGCACTACCGGCGGAACATTCACGGTGAGGTACATGGCCGGGTAGGGCGACTCCACGATAGCGGGGTGATCTACGGGCCGTGGCTTGAGGTCGGGGCTATCGGGCGCACCCGGTTCCGGGGCTACGCGATGTTCCGCCGTACCGATCAATGGCTAAACGAGAAGAAGAAGACGGCGCTCGGTGCCCATATAAACAAGCTCATTAACGACCTCAAGGCGCGCTAGATGGCGTTCGATGTAACCGCAACACTGAAACAGGTAGCCAGCCATGTGTCGGCGGGACGGTACGCCCACGCTGTGGTGATCGGCGAGCCAGTGGTGCCGCCCGAGGCGGACACCGACAAGATATTCGTCGCGATCTACATGCTCCGCGACTTCGTAGCGGCCCTCTCGCTGAACGGCGGGACTATCGAACTGCACCTGGTGATGTTGCGCTGCTATTACCAGATGCTCCAGGAGCCCGTCGAGGGTATGGAGCTAGGGCTAGCCAACGCTGTATCGAATATCAAGCAGGACCTCGTGGAGGACGCGGACCTCGGGGCCAACATCCGCAATATCGACGTAGGCGGTCAGTACGGGCAGTCGGTGGCAACGGAATATGGTCACCTCGACCAGAGCGGCATCCTGTTCCGGGTAGCGGACATCATGTTGCCGCTGATCGTAGACGACTCGGCGACCGCGGCGTTGTAGGAGTACAACATGGCCAAGCCTAAGCATGGGAAGTACAAGGTCCTGAATCCACGCGGAGTCCCCGAGGGCATGCCGGTTATCACGATGGATAGCCATGATGGTCCGGTCCTGTTTTACGAGGGTGATACGTTCGAGGGCATCCCTGGCGACTACGTGGAACGGGGCTTCCTGAAGGAGGTTAAGTAGATGGCCAAAAAGGGCGGCCTTGGGGGGCAGTTTTATATCGGTGGATACGACCTTTCAGGCGACGTTAGCGCCCTGGATCAGATCTCCTCGCCGCGCGGCGTCCAGGACTTGACCGGGCTATCCAGTTCGGCGATTGAACGGCTACTGACGCACGGAGACGGCCTGATGGACTTCAAAAGCTGGTTTAATGATGCGAGCCTTCAGTCCCACCCGGCCCTGAGTCCGCTGCTCACTACCGACGTACTGGCCTTCTACGCGCAGAGTACGACCCGAGGCGACGTGATGGCCCACCTCGTCTCGAAGCAGATCAATTACGACGGCAGCCGTACCCAGGACGGGGCGCTCTCGCTGACCGTGCAGTGCCTAGCTAACCTCGTTCCGCTGGAATGGGGCGACCTGCTCACCGCTGGGAAGGTTAGCCATTCGTCGGGGGCCTCGACTACGAGCGTGGACAATTCCGCCTCGAGTGCATCCGGCGCCGCCGTATTCCTCCAGGTAATGAGCCTTGCGTCGGGTACGGTAACGATCACGGTAGAGGACAGTGCCAACAATTCGACCTGGGCGACGCTGAAGGCGTTCACCAACGCAACAGGCAGAACAACGGAGCGGCTGACCGTCGCCGGTACCGTGGATCGATACCTGCGCGTGACCACCTCGGGAAGCTTTAGCACCGCCGTCTTCGCGGTCGGGATCAGAAGGGGTGAGTCTGTTGACGACACGGCGTACGCCTAAGCTGGATCGCTACCGCGCCACGAGGCCGTGGGGCAAGGACTACTGGCGGCGGGCTCGATGTGACGAGGTTGCATGTCCGCGACACATCATGGGCTTCGAGGTCGTGGTGCCGATCGGATCGGACAAGGACCTATATATCCGTAACGCGATGAATCCCATGAGGACCCGCGAGGGACGGTCCATTCTCCACTTCACCACAAAGGAGGAGGTCGGAATCGTGACCTTCGCATTCCCACCTGGCCAGCAGTGTTTTAACGAGCACCTGCTACCGATCGAGCGCGAGCCGATCTTCCTACACAAGGTGGGCACGCAGCCGAGGGTAATGGACTTCCCGGACTTCATGGGGGAGTTTAACGAGAGTGCGTATCGACTACAGGAGGCGCGCAAGCGCGGATAGGAGAACAACATGGCCAAGGAAGCAGGGCTAGGCTTGACTTGCGCTGTCGACGACAGCGGCGGAACGGCCCGGAGCATCTCGAACGATATCCAGACGGTCGACTGGGGCGTCCCTCGGGGCGTTCAGGACGTGACGGGGATCAACTCAAGCGGTATGGAGCGGCTGCTTCTGCTCGCTGACTTCACCATCACGATCGTGGGGACCTTCAACGATGCGTCGAACCTGAGCCACGACGTGTTCAAGACGGTGTCGTCTTCGTCGGTAACGCGTACGGTGACGCTCGTCCACTCGGGGCAGACCCTCCCGAACGAGACTATCTTCACCGACTACGCGCTAGCTCGGTCGGCTACCGGCGAACTGACGTATACGGCGCCGGGCCTGCTCAATAGCACAACGGTACCGACCTGGGCCTAAAGCGAAGGGTAGGGCCTCGGCTACGTGCCGGGGCCTCCGACCCCGGAAACAGGTAAATGGAGGGGCTACGTTGACATCTGAGAGGGGATATACGCTCCAGCGTAAGACGGCGGACCTCAACTTTGACGATACGGAGTGGGTGGGCGCGAAGGTCGAGGTACAGCTTGACGTATCGAACGCCCTATACCTGGACCTCATCGGGCTGGGTCAGGCGGCCGAAGGCGGCGAACAGTCCCAGATCGCCGTTCTACTTGCTACCTTCGCCGAGCACGTCCTGATCGGGTGGAACCTCCTCGACGACGACGGAGAACCGATCCCGGCGACGGTAGAGGGCTTTCGAACGGGGTCTATCTTGCGCTTCAGCCTTTTCCTAATAAAGGCGTGGATGGGGATGGTGGCCGAGGTATCCGTCCCTTTAGAAGTCGACTCGCCCAATGGAAGCACTTCGGACCCGGTGCCACTAACGCCGACGGGAGCGAGTTCACTAAACCCTGGGAGCTAGAGCGGGCCGAGTTAATAGAGGGGATGTGCCAGAAGTGGCATTTATCGCCGGGGCAATTCCTCGCGGAGAGCACCGAGATTTTACGCCTATCGCAAGTGCTAGCCCTCGGGCGGCACACACCGGAGTCTAACGGTGGCAAGGGTGGTATTACCGATAAGGACCTCGCGGATATAACGATGGTGGGGAATGGCTGACGTAGAGCTAAAGGTTAGTGCAGATACGAAACAGGCCAAGGCGGGCTTCAAGGAGCTTGATAGTAGCCTGACGACTACGAAGCGGGGCTTCGCTGGTGTAACGACTGGCCTCAAGGGATTCAGTAGCGCCCTTGCCGCTATCGGGGTCGGCGCCGTCGCGGGTGTCTTCTCGATAAAGGCCATTATTGACGTGCACCGCGAACTCCAGAAGGTATCTGCTCATACCAACCTCGTCGTCGCAAGCATGGGGCCTATAGCTAAGCAGTCCTTCGAGGCGGCAAAGCCTCAATTTGCTACTATTGGGGATGCGTACGCCAAGACTGCCAAGGATGCCGAGAAGGCGTTTGGAATCATTCTCAACACATCGAAGGATGCCACTACCGGCATCGACGACGTAGAGGCCGCCCTGGCCCTGGTTCAGGCTACGGGCGTATCAGTAGAGCAAGCCTCAAAGGCCATCGGCGAGGCGATGCTGGGCAATATCCGGCCCCTTGAAGACCTCGTCGGCTGGCTGGGCTCCTACGAGACTGGTATGCAGAGGATTATCGCCGCGGGTGAGGGCGCAACGACGGTTCTCGATAAGGTAAAGACGACCTTACAGCAGGCCGTAGAGGACTTGCTGAACTTCAATATCAAGGACCTGCTGTTTAGCAAGGAGTTGCAAGAGGACTGGGGGAAGTTAATGGATTACATTAGCGACACCGTCCTACCGTTCCTCAAGAAGGCATTCACCGAGACCATCCCCAACTTCCTTAAGTCCATTATTAGCGACGAGCTGAAAGCCAATTTCAATGCGTTCTTCACCGAGCTTATCCCTGCGGCCTTCGGTATTACCATCAATTTTCTTACGGGTACGTTCTGGTCCCTGATAGATACGATTAAGGACTGGGTTGGCCTCGCAGCGACAGGAATCGGCATCGCAATTAACTTCACGAAGGGCGTGATCGATAAGATCGTCGAGACAGTATTAGGGTGGTGGGAGAGTGGCAAAACGGCTGTTAATGCCGCCCTAAAGCTGACGAAAGACCTCGCCGGTAACGCGTGGGAGACTATCACCAAGGTTACGGACTGGATCGCCAATGGGGTACAGGCTGCATTCAAGTTCACCACGAATGTAGCGAACGCCGTCTGGGAGACTATCACCAAGGTGGCGGATTGGAT